ACTGTTCTACACAATTCCATTTAATTGCTTACCAGTAAATTTAGTCGTTAGGCATTTACGTAACTAAGGTATATATACCTTAGTTCGATTTAGCAATTGATTGCCCTCGTCTTTACGGTAGGGGTTTCCAATTTTAACAGAGTTTTAATTCCCCACAATATATTCTAGGGAAAGTATACAAACATTTTACATTTTTAAAACTGTACATATCTGCAAAATGTACCATTTCCATTACACTCATCTCACTTAATCCAAGCTGACGTGACTTAATTACTGCTTTATTAGGATGAGTATCATTTACTATTTTAACTTGCCCATTTATACCCTTGATTTCTCAATATTTACTTAGGGATTAGACTATATCATAGTTACTATTTTTGGTTAATAACTCTCTGCTTTACTTTTAACTATACTATTTAAAAACATTTCTATTTCTCTTATTACTTCTTTTTCATCTAAATCATACTTTATTCTCTTTAACGGAATTCTGTTCTTATCACAATACTCATTTTTCTTTCTATCGTTATATTTAGTTTTTCTTAATTTTTCCTTACCTCCAAAGTGTTCAAAAGGAATAAAGTGTTGAGAACCATCATATTCAATTAAACCTACTAATTCATTATCAATGAATAGTGCAAAATCAAAAGGTAATTTTTTAACATTCTTTAAATCTTCAAAAGTATACTCTCTTATATAAGAAACATTATTATCTTCAAGAATGTCTTTAATTAAACTCTCACCTTTAGACTCATTACAATTAGGACATTTACTAGTATGCAAAATATGTGAGGCTCTAACATCCCATGTACATCCACATTTCGTATGAATTATTCTAACCTTTTCAAGAGCTGTCTTATATTCTGACCCTTCAACAAGTATATATTCATCTTTATGTTTATTATACAATTCATTTTTAAACTGTTCTGTTGTTTTCTTTTTAGTTTTTCTATTTTCTTTAGAACATTTATGACAAGGTACTTTACTTCGAAATAAACTATCACTTGTAATTTTAAATTCAGTACCGCACTTATTATGGATAAACAATAATTTTTCTCTACTATTTTTATACTCTTGTCCTTCTATTAACTCATATTCATAACCAAATTTATCTTTAAGTTTCTTTTTAAATTCATCAGTAGTATATGACTTATCTCTGTATTGACATTTAGGACATCCTGTCCCTTTAGACTTCAATAAATTATAAGGAGTAGTATACCATTCATAACCACAAACTTTATGTTTAAATAAAGCTTTCTCTCTTGTTTTAGTAAATCCTCCTAGCAATTCAAACTCATCATTTTTAATTTGCTTTAACTTCTTAAGATATTCTTGTTTTCTCTTTTCTAATGTCAACTGTTTTCACCTCTCTTTTAAAATATTTTAGTTTTTTTAAGTATAGTTAATTTTCTTATCTAGTTCTCACTATATCCATTTATATAGATAACTAGAAATTTAGTCGTTAGGCTTTTACTATAATCTAATTATATCATATATTGTTATTTTGTCAATAATTAAATTACAGATTTAGCACGGTTGGTTCCCACTGTCTGTGTATAGTCAGATTTAGGGTTTCTTACCAGTATATTATTTTTCTATACATTATTTTACTATGCCCGTTTAACAGAGTTTAGAGACCGCAACAAAATTTACGGTCTATGTGCTTGTGCTTTACTTCTATCCCTATTAGGTATACTGAATGTAATAGGATGTCCTCTTAGTGTATGATACTTTAACATATATGTACTCGGATTAAGCATATTTAATATATGGTCTAATTGTTCTCGAGTAACATTTTTTGTTTTAAAAGTTTCCTGTGTCATTTTTATTAATTCTTTACCATCCATAAGTATCCCCCTAAAATGTTTCTGAGTTTTCTTGGTTCATTACTTGCTCTTTTTCTGAAATCATATTAGCTATATCGTCTGCTGATAACTCAGATAATTTTTGTAAATCTAGTTGATTACTTTCTTCACTATCACTATTTTGGTCTATAACATTTTCAAAGAGTTCTTGTTGTTTACCTGATATTTCAGGTATTGCTCCTCCACCTTCTGTAGTAGCTCCTGATAGTTCTTGCATTTGTGAGAATATAACAAAAAGCTTATACAAATCATTAGGGTCTTTAACCTCTATTTGATTAGACTCTACTTTATTATTAAAGTCTATCATTAATTTTTGTATGCTAGACATAAAACCGTCTGCTATCATTTTTCTAGCGTCTTCTTGTTCTGATTTTTTCTTATTTACATTTGTTCTTATATCTTTAACTCCCATAATATCACACCAATCCTAAATTTTTATAACACGTGTTAATGTCTTGACAAATATCTATATACAGAAGATTGGAGTATCTTATGTGATAGTGATTCTTTTTTGCAAATACTTGACCGTTACTATACTTCATTCCAGACAAAGGTTCTCCACAAATACCACATACTCTAGTAGGACTAGATATTCTCTTATCACCTTTTCTAATAAGTGTTTTTTTAGGTGCGTCTTTAAAAATACTTCGTCTCTTCTCTTTAATATCTATCTTCTTCACGTTTTAATCTTTCCTTTACTTTAGCTCTTACTTTTACTTCTTCATAAGATACACCTAATTGCTCTTCTATTACTTCTTTCATTATCTCTACTTCTTCTCTAGTAACATTTGTTTCTTTTAAAATGTATTCTGGTAGAGGGTCTTCTTTCTTTAAGTATACCTTATCTATAAAGTTTGAGCTAGTATATGATAATGCTATACCTGTTATAGCATATATAAGTACTGCTTGAGGTCTTAAACTAAATAATATTGAAAGTACATTTGCTATAGATAGTAGTAAAATCAACAAATCTAATACTATTAAAAACTTAAATATAAAATATTTCATGTTATTAGTCAAAATATTTGTCACTTCCTAATGTTAAAAAATGTAATACATATACTAATCTAACAAAAAGGTCTTACTATGTTATATTATTGTTGTAATAAAAAATATAACTAATAGGGGTTGCTATATAATGTCAATATTATTATTAATAGTATCACTACCCCTTGTCTTTTTTTACTTTACATCAATATCAAGATTAAACTATAGGATAGCTAAAGATATAGTATATAAAAATAATATAAATTTACTAAAAAATATTATTTTTATTTTTTTTATATACTTACTATCTATATGTAATCTATATTTTATATTTACACATAAATTATTACCTATTGTATGTATGAATTTAGTTATTTTATTATCTGTTGTTATTGTCTTCTTAACCCAGGATTAAATAAAAAATTAAGGAGGGTTGTTTTGAAGTGACAAAATACAAAGATATTTTAAAAGTAGAATTTGTGGATGCGTTAGCTCACTTTGATACTAATAGAGAGTACTTCCATATTTATCGAATCACTAGGTTACTATCTAATGGCTCTATTATTTCATTCGATTATTATTACCTTCCTTCCGATGACCCTAATATAGTTAATATAGAGATAGATTTAAAAGAGTTCGGTAAATTAAGATTTGCTATTGATGTTAAAACTTCTTATGGTAAAATAGTATCTGAAAAGCATAATAAAGTCATCCAGAATTTTATAGAAAATTATGATGTTCACTCTGTAGCCCCGTTGAAAGTTTAGGTGAAAGAAATTGGAAAACGACATTGATACACTATTAAATCAAATAGATAAAATAAGAAATCAAATACAAGAAAAAGGCTACATTGATAAAGATACTTATTCAAACCTAGAAAAAGAAGTTTCAGAATTACGTAGTATGATTCTTAACCTAGATAAAGATTTAGCTGTTACTAGTGAGAAGCAATCAACAATCTATATACAATTAGAAAGATTAGATGAAAAAATAAAAGAATTATCTGAAAGTACAAAGGTAAAAGACGATAAGAAACGTGATACTACAGAAAAAGTATTACTTTTGATACTAGGTGCAATATTATCGTTTATATTCAATAAATTTAGTTAGGAGAGTTTTTATGGTAAAATCAATTGAATTAACAATGAATAGTGGTAAAACATTCTTTTTAATAAGTACTGAAGATGAAAAATACACTCATTCTTCCGTGAACGCAATGTTAAGAGGAAAAAGTAACCCTTCTATAAAAGTCCATACTAGTAATGATATTAATTCTGATGTGGTTTATATTAACCCTTTCTTTATTGAATCATTTAAGATGAATTATTAAAGGCTAACTTATGTTAGTCTTTTTTTATATATCTATTATACCATAAACATCTTGAATATTAAAATTAAACTATCTCAATTTCCAACACTACTAAATATTAATTATTTATTGTTAATATATTTATTATTAATAATTAGTATTAGTATAAATATATATATATATATATTAGAGTAACTCTTATTTTCCA